TTATCTTCTAAGTCAACAGCTTCTATTAAAGCACTCAAAAAGTCTTCGCAAAACGAAGCAAAGTCATCACCAATCATAGCTATTTCTCCTCTAGGAACTCTAGCGTCTTCACCTTCATACTCTGCTAAATAAGCATCAGGATACCAATTTTTTGTTTTCTCCCAGTACTTAGCTTGAGGATGCATACAAATATCAATACCAATAGAGTATTTATTAAACTTACCCGCATGATAAGCTACAAGCCCTGTATCTAAACATTGAAGTACTTCTAGCTTTTGCTGCTTATGATTGTATCCTAACAAGAAATGTGAAGATACGTGACGACCTCTTGCCATATTAAATACATTATAACAGTGTCTTGAATTTAAACCACCCCAATGAACACAAATAGAGTCTGGGTCATTCTTTCTAGTATACCAGTTTTGTGTACCATCATCTAGTTCATATAAAGGTGCAGACATATCTACTTCTATATCAAAATCAATAGGCACTACTTTACCCATATGAAATATTACATTTCCATAATATTCTCTCACAGCTCTATGAGTTCCTGGTCCATAGACGCCGTCTACAGAAGCACCTACTTCTTCTTGCAATTCTCTTACATAACTTTTATTTTTATTTATATGTTTAAACTGTTCCATAAATTATCCTTATGTTTATTAAGGTAATTATTCTACAGTAATATTAACATCAACTTTTATTTTCATTTCAGGTACTCTTATGTGATCTATTAAACCATGATTCTTTGCTTCTTCAGCATCAAGAAACCAGTCAGAGTGTCCTTTGTCATGTATTAACTTAGTAAAATAATCATCTGCTTTTCTACAGTTTCTTGCCATCATTGTATAGACTTTCTTATTTAATCTTTCAGATTCTCTAACATCTGACTTTAATTCTTCAATTTTGCCAAAAGCAAAAGATGATACATCATGAATCATCATGGTCGCATCTTTGTCCATAAATCTAAGACCTTCTGAGCCAAAAGAGGCTAGAATTGCCCCGCAAGACATAGCTTTTCCCTGCACTATTGTTGCTACAGGTATCCTTGAAGACTTTATTGAAGATATCATTGCCATTAAAGAATAAACCTGACCTCCAAAAGAATCGATTTCAATTGGAATTACTTTTTGACCGCTATTTTGTGCATAACACATTTGCTCATTAAACTTTGTAACTGATGCTTCAGTAAATTCATTTACAGTTATAATAACAGGTTGTTGTCTTAACTCTACGTCTTTAATATATTTTGAAATCTCTGTAAAATAGTGCATATATTTATAAGCTCCTTAAGTCTTCAGCTAGTCTTTCTACATTACTAAAGCCAGCTTGTCTATTAATTACTTCATTGTTTTCTAGATTAATCTTTAAAAAAGTTGGAACAGTTTGTACTTCATAAAACACAAAAGACTCCCAGTCTTCATCAGATAATATCTCTATATTTAATTCTTCAATTTCTTGTTCTGTAAGTCTAGACTTTGCTAATCGACAAGGTCCACACGTACTTGAACTAAAAAATAAAATTTTAGTTTGTTTCATATGTTTTTTCCTTTTTTTTATTATATAAACAAAGTATCATATATATATTTTTATTTATATATTTTCCCATCCCCAGTCGTCACCACTCATACCATCTGCGTTGTAATCAGTTACAGTTCCCTCAAAAAAGTTTTTAAAACTATCTCCATTTATAATCCAATCAACCCATCCTAAAGGATTATTCTTTACTTTAAAGTTAGGCTTAAGACCTAGTTGTATTAGTCTTCTATCTGCTAGATATCTAATATATTGTTTTACTTCTTCTTTTTCTAATCCTTCAATAGAACCCATTTCATAAGCAAGATCAATAACTTTATCTTCTAGTTCTACAGCATATCGATACATTTGATAAATGTCTTTTTTAAATTTATCATTTACAATTCTTGGATGCTCTCCTACGTATTCCCGGAATAATCTGGTCATTCCTTGAACATGCATTGTTTCGTCTCTTATTGACCACTCAACAATTTCGCACATTCCTTTCATCTTTCCAAATCTTTGATAGTTTAATAACATAATAAATGCTGAAAATAAACTCATTCCTTCATTACATGCAGATTGTGCTAAAGCTAATCCTATACCTTTTTTTGTACCTACATCATTTTTCTGCATGAATTCAATTTTATCACTCATTTCTTTGTATTCTAAAAAGGCACTGTATTCTTCTTCAGGCAATCCTAATGTATCGTTTAAAAGAGCATAGCTGCGTTGATGCGTGCCTTCACGATTTGCAAAGCTTAATAGCATACTCCTAATTTCATTGTTTTTAAATTTAGGAATAAACAGATCACAATAATTTCCACCAACTTGAACATCACTTTGAGTAAACAATCTTAAGATTTGTGTAATATGATTTTTCTCTTCTTTAGAAATTTTACCACCTTTCCACTGGTTTACATCTTCTTGTAACTTAGCCTCCCAGCTACCCCAGTGTATTTTCTCATGAGACTCAGCAATTTCCATAGCCCATGGATATTTGAATGGCTTATACGTTTTGTTATATTTTAATAATGACATATTTTATCCTTGACAGCTTAAGCAATCTTCTTCTTCAAAATCTTTTAATTTGTTTTGTTCTACTTTTTGACTAACTTTTTCTGCTGCAGCACCTGCATTAGTTCTAAGATAGTATAATCCTTTTACTTTTTTCTTCCATGCTCTTACGTGAACATGATTAACTATACTTTTATCTGTACCTGCGGGAAAGAATAAATTAAGACTCTGTCCTTGACAAATAAACTCTTGTCTATCACCTGCATGATCTACTAACCACCTTTGATCTAGCTCAAATGCAGTTTTGTAAACTTGCTTATGCCAGTCCGACATCCAATCTAAATGTTGAACTGATCCTTCATGAAGGATAATAGACTTCCATTGATCTTCTATCCAAGAATTAGTATCTTCAATATCATCTATCTCTTTACTATATTCTACTAGAACTTTTTCTAACTCTGGATTTTTAACTAAATGTGATCCAACTCGAGTTCTATGTGTAAAAGCATTGCTTTTCCAAGGTTCTATTGATGGGCTAGTGCAACCAATAATAGAAGAATTAGCATTAGGAGCAATTGCTAGTAGATGAGAATTTCTAATATTTAAACTACCTGCATCAGGACATGACCCTTTTTCTCTTGACAACTCAATAGTTCTCTGTTTTGCTCTGTTTTGAATTTCTTTAAATATGCTTATATTCATAGACTTAGCTATAACAGATTCAAACGGCACGTTTTTAGATTGTAATAAAGCATGGAATCCCATAGTTCCTAAACCTAAACTTCTTTCTCTAAATGCAGAATACTTTGCTTTTTGAAGAGTTTCTGGTGCTTTTAAAATAAAGAATGTAATTACATTATCTAAGTAAGTAATTAAATCTTCAACTATTTGAGTATCTTTCCATTCTTCATATTTAGATAAATTAAGCGAACTTAAACAGCATACAGCACTTCTATCTTTATTTGTAGGAAGATATATCTCAGAACAAAGATTACTTCCATGTATTTCAAGACCTAACTCTTTTTGATATTCAGGTAGTTTTCTGTTTGCTTCGTCAATAAAGCATAAGTAAGGTTCACCAGTTCTAAATCGAACTTCTAATATTCTTTTCCATAAAGATCTAGCTTTTAAAGTATCTCTTACTGATTTATCATTTGGATCAATAAGATTCCATTCTTCATCATTAATTACAGCATTCATAAATGAATCAGTGATATTAATTGCATTATTAAGATTAAAGCACTTTCTATTAATATCACCTCCTGTTGGAACTCTCATGTTTAAGAATTCTAAGATATCAGGATGATCAATGTCAATGTATGCTGCATAAGATCCTTTTCTAGTTTTACCTTGACGATATGCTGTCATATCACTATCAACAGTTTTTAAGAAAGGAATAGGACCAGGTGATATATCACTATTAGATCTAACATGTGACCAATGACCACCAACACCACCACCTTTAACAGACATCCACCTTAGTTCGTCTGTGTGCTCAATTAATCCTTCCAATGTATCATCAACGTAAGTTAGAAAACAACTAATTGGCATTCCTTTAGGATCTTCACCCTTTCTAGGTGCATTTGATAGAATAGGAGAACTATACATAAACCATTGTTTTGATGCATAGTCATAAATTCTTTGAGCTAGTCCTAAATCATCATCTGAAAATGCTATTGCTGCTCTTGCTAAACTTTCTTGTGGAGACTTTTCATCATCTCTCATATAGTAATTTTCAAGTAGCTTTTTTGAAAATCCTGTTAAGATATCATCTCTACTAAGATCGATATTAATACCAAAGTAGTCTTTAATCATATAAACCTCTTTTTAATCTGAACTTCCAACTTTTCCTTGTTTACGCAAGGATCTGCCAGATAGTTTTAAATATTCTTCTTCATCTATAATAGTGAAATGATTATCACACTTTACAACAACAATTTGTACTGGTAACTTTTCTCCCTGATTAATAATTTTATCTTCATTTGATAAATTTACTAAATTAACGAAAACTTCACCTGTATAACCTGAATCTATTACGCCTGCTCTTGCCTTTAGAGTATTCTTAACAATAGATCCTCTTTCTTTTACTAAAGCTACATATCCTTTTGGAACTAGCAAATGGATACCTGTATTGATTAATGTATAGCTTGATTTTTCACCATTAAATTCTTTTATTGGTTTAATTATAACGTCATCACCACAATTATACAAATCTATACCAGCACTCTCGCCATCATAAGCAGGCGTATAGTTTTCTACATTATTGTCTTTTAAAACATTTTTTAAATTTTCATTACAAAATATTTTTATCATTTTTTATTTACCTCATTCCATTTTTCTTTTAATTTTTTCTTCATACTATTTTCATCCTGTGTAACAGCTTCGTTTAATGTTAATTCTGTATCATCAAGAATTTTAAACTTAGATCTTGCAGTATCTATATTAATTGGAAATAGTAATCCATCTCTACCTGCTCTATTCTTTGCTACAAATATTCTACCTCCGCCATCAGCTTTTTCCATAGGCTTTCTACTAATTGACAATACAACATCAGCAACTTGTGCTTTACCATAACACTCACCTAGATTTTCTAATCCAACAACATCAGACTTAGAAGAATCTTTATTAGCTTGCGATGCTGTCCATATTGGAATGTTAAGATCTACAGCAAGATTTCTCAATTCTGTATAAATAAGTTTTAATTCATGTCTTAAAGAGTCATATGATTTTGAACTCTTCATAACATCAGCGTAGTCTACCGTTACTAGACTAGGAATAAATCCTTTCAAAGAAAGCTTTTCAATATGATTTCTTAAAGTCAGAACTGAAGCAGATCCTGTTGGGTATTCTTTAATAACTAATTTACCAAGCTCCATATTTTTATATTTGTCAATAACTTCACCTTTTCTTTCAATAACTTCGTTACTTGGAATATTACATAGATGTGAGTCATATCTTTTACCAGTTTCGTGTTCAGACAATTCAAATGTATAATGAATAACATTTTTTTGAGCTCTCATTGCTGCACATCCCATTGCAACTAGAAAATGTGATTTACCAACTCCTGTATTTGCTGCAATTACACCAAGCTCTCCTCTACCTAATCCACCTCGAAGTATATCTTTTTGATCTAATCTTTCTAAACCTGTAGGACATACCTGTCTATTAATTTGTACAAATCTAGCTTCGATATCTTCAAAGAAGTTATGACCTGTAGAATTAGGCATGCCTACTGATATTGCATCTTTCATTATATTAAGAACAGATTCATATTTTTCAGTTTGAATTAGTTCAACACTTTGTTCAAGTGCTTCTTTAAATGCTTGTCTTTTACAAAACTCAAGTGACTTATCTTTAACATATTGTAAATCACCCATATTTGGATTTGTTTTCATTCTATGGAGATACTCAATTATCTGATCTCTTAAAACAATATCCTTTGATTTAGTTAAGTCTTCTTTGATGATTGTAATTAAAATTGTAAGAGTTGGAAATGTTTTGTATTTATTGTAGTATTTAAAATATTTTTCACATAAATAAGAAAGATATTTAAGATCAAAATAGTCTGGATCGACTACTTCTATCATTTGAGCTGCCCAAGATTGATCTGATAGCATGCTTTGAAATACTTTTTCTTGAAATTGCTTTCCAAACTTAGAAAAGTTTTTTTCTATACTCATTTATTATCACGTCCTTATATTTACTTTTAGTGTTAAAAAGAATGAATGTATATCAAACATATTGAGACCTTCACGATTCATAATTTTCAAAAGATCCATTTTGTTCAGTTTTTCTTCCTTGTTGTCATATTGAAAGTTTATAGATTTTACTTGATCTGCACTTACCATTGCAGAGTCTAAATACATTAATTTCCAATTCTTTTCAATGTTAGATTTATTGTTTACTATTTCGTTTAACAGCTTTAGCTTGCTGCCGTTTTTTATTTTATCATTTGACATATTAATAATATCATTAATTGAAATACTATTACACGTACTTAATTCTGGAAATCTTTTTGTCATCACTTTAAATCCGGCACCTTTTACTCCTTTTATTCCGTCACTTTGATCTCCTGTGAAGCATCTTGCTAAACAAAAATTATGTGGAGGAATATTCCATTTACTCTTTACATATTGTTCATCAATTAAAATTTTTCTATTTGGTGCCCATATTTTAATATTGTCATCTATTAATTGATAATAATCTTTGTCTGATGTCACGATAATTTTTTCAATTAAATTATTCTTTGTTTTACAAAGATAAGAAATGATATCATCAGCTTCACAATCATTTACATAAATTTGTGTAACAGGAGTTTTATATAAAATCTTTATTAAAGTTTTGAGCTGATAGTCTCTATTCTCAACTGTATCAGGAATATCTCCCATTAACTCGCTTCTATTAAGCTTAACAGGTCTTCTTCCACTTTTATAGTTAGGATCAATATTTCTTCTTCTAAGTGATCCTCCACCTTCCCAGACAACAATAACTTTACAAGGATTAAATCTTTCAGTTAAGGTTTGAATATTTTTTAACATTCCTACAATTCCACCACAAAGTCTACCATTAATAGAACGTGATGGATTTGCAGCAAAATGCCTCATAAAAACATTCAAGCCATCAATATAAATCTCAGGCTTGCTCATTTTATTTACTTTCTTTTATTAAGATAATTCTTTGAATGCTTCTTCATGTGTTTCAACAATTTTATCATGAATTGCTTTTACTTCTTCGTAGCTTTCTATATCAATATCAGGTTCATCATCATGATTTTTTCTAATCATTGCTTTTTCTAAAAGCATATCAATATATTTTCCATATTCTGGGTGCTCAATTATTTCATCAAAGTTTGCTTTATAAAACTTCTTGTCAACAATCATTTCACCATTCGAGTCATAAACATTTAAATACTTCCATGCACCTGTTCCTGCAACTTCAATTTGATAATCACCTACAGTTTCTGCGCCATTCTTTCTTAGCAAATCAAAGAGTTGTTCATGCTCAATAATACCTTTGCCGAAATGAATTTCAAAATTACATGTTCTAAAAGGTGCTGATACTTTGTTTTTAATTGTCTTTGCAGATACATTAATGCCTATAGGCTCTTTATCTTTGTTAAGAATTTGTTGCCCTGCACCTAGTTTGATTCTTACTGAAGAATGAAATGGTATCGCTACACCACCAGGAGTTGTTGTAGGATCTCCATACATAACACCTACTTTAGTACGAATTTGATTTAAACAGACAAACAATACTTTTTGATTTGCTATTACTCCTGTTATCTTACGCATGCCTTTAGATATTGCTCTTGCTTGAAGACCTATAGACTCTTTATCATAATCACCAGTTAGTTCTGCTTTAGGTGATGTTGCAGCAACACTATCCCATATTATTGTTACAGGTACATCTTTATCCATAGCTTTAGCTTTAATGATTGTACTTTCTGCAATTGATAATACTTCTTCTGTGCAATGTGTATCAACATATACAAATCTCTTTGTAATATCAACACCCAAAGATTTTAGATTCTGAATAGAAGTTGCATTTTCTGTATCTATATAAACTACAATACCACCCATGTGCTGTGTAGACTTAGCAATTTGAGTTGCAATATGAGATTTACCAATGCTAGGTGGACCAAATATTTCTACTATTCTACCTTCAGGTAAACCTCCGTCTCTTCTATTAGCAATAATATAGTCTAATTGTTTAGATCCTGTACTAATCCATCTATTGACATGAGTTGGAGACTCATCACAGCTAAGGTTATAAGCTACTCTAGTCCCTCTTTCTTTATTTAAAGACTTAATTAAGTCTGATGTAAAATCATCTAAATTTTCTTTTTGTTTTTTTGACTTTGCCATTTAATCCTTCTTATGATATTTTTTTATACAAGAATACTAGAGTTATCCAGAAATAACTTAAACATTTACCCTTAAATCGAGTCTAAATCTGCAAATGCATCATCTAAAGACTTATACTTTGAAGATATTGCATCTGGAGAATGATCATCAGTTTTTTGACTATAACTATTGCTACTACCACCTCTAGTAGTTTCTTTACTATCTTCTTCATCGTCGCCATTTAACCAAGCATTAACAATGTTTTCTAGCTCTTCATATGACTTCAAGCTATATAAATCATTAACATTTGGAATGTTATCAAGCCATTTTTTAACTTGGCCTTGATCTTCTGAAAGTGGTGTGTCTTTACCGCGTG